ATGGAAAAAACGATGACACTGAATCTTCGTGTCAACCCTACTGTCAAGCAGCAAGCCGAGGATGTGCTGAAGCAGCTCGGCATCCCGATGGCAACAGCTATTGATATGTACCTGCGCCAGATCACCCTGACTGGTGGCATTCCCTTCTCTCTGTCCCTGCCGAAGGCTCCTGCGGCTCTGAACGCTGACATCATGACCGATGACCAGCTCCATGCAGCCTTGCAGGTGGGCATCAAGGAGATTCAGAACGGCGATACCGTGGATGCTGCAAGCGCATTCGCACAGTTCAGGGAACAGCACAGATGAAGCAGTATGACGTAAAAATTTCCCATGCAGCCCTCAGTGATATGGAGCAGATTTACAGCTACATTGCTGACCGTCTGCTGGAGCCTGACACGGCCATGGGGCAGTATAACCGCATTGCAGAAGCTATCCAATCGCTGAACATCCTGCCGGAACGCTGTGCGCGGGTGGAAAGCGAGCCGGAGCGCACCCAAGGGCTGCGGCAGATGCTGGTGGATAACTACTCGGTGTTCTACATTGTGGGCGAGGATACCGTGTCGGTGGCCCGTGTGCTGTACAGTGCATCCGACCTTGTGCGCCGCCTGCGGAGAATGAAGTGAAAGGAGTGTTTGCATGACCGCCGTGATTTACGCCCGCTATTCCAGCGATAACCAGCGTGAGGAATCCATCGAAGGCCAGATTCGTGAATGTACAGCCTACGCCGAGAAGAACGGCATCACTGTGGTCAAACACTACATTGACCGTGCCCTTTCCGCCAAAACGGATAACCGCCCAGACTTCCAGCAGATGATCAAGGACAGCGAGAAGCGGTTGTTTGACATTGTGCTGGTCTGGAAACTTGACCGCTTTGCCCGGAACCGCTATGATTCGGCCCACTATGAGTACCAGTTGGAGCGGAATCATGTCAAGCTGGTGTCTGCCACGGAGCCCATCTCTGACAGCCCAGCGGGTATCATGGTCAAGAGCATGCTCACCGGCATGGCTGAATACTATTCCGCAGAACTTTCTGAAAAGGTCGTGCGCGGCATGACTGAGAATGTTCTGAAGGGCAAGTACAACGGTGGCACAATTCCCATTGGTTTTAAGGTGGACGAGGAGAAGTTCTTTCAAATCGACCCGCTGAAAGCTCCCTTTGTGGTAGAAGCCTTTCAGCGGTACAACGATGGTGCAACTATGAAAGAACTGATGAACTGGCTGAACGACAGTGGTGTGACTACCAACCGCAACCAGAAGTTCACCTACAACAGTGTTCAGACGCTGCTGACGAACAAACGGTACATCGGAGAAAACCACTTGTTTGAAGAAGTGCAGCAAAAAATCAAGAAGAACAGCCGCGCTCCTGCCCGTCACAAGGCCGAGGACGATTACTTGCTCACCACCAAGCTGTTCTGCGGAATGTGCGGCGCGATGATGTTCGGCGAGTGCGGCACAGGCCGGAACAAGGTCGTTCATCATTATTATAAGTGTGCCACCGCGAAGCGTTTCAAGACCTGCAAGAAAAAGACCGTCCGTAAAGAGTGGCTGGAAGATTTGGTCATAGCTGAAACCATGAAGCTGATTCAGGACGATGCCGTGATTGATGCCATCGTTGCAGAAGTGATGGAGTTGCAGGAACAGGAAAACACCACGCTTCCTTTGCTGGAAAAGCAGATGCGCGAGGTGGAGAACGGCATTGAGAATATGCTGAACGCTATTCAGGCGGGTGTGCTGACCAACTCCACCAAATTACGTTTGGAAAAGCTGGAAGCCCAGCAGAAAGAGCTTGAGGTTCGGATTGCCGAAGAAAAAATCGCCCGGCCACGGTTAAGCGAAAATCAGGTTCGGTTCTGGCTGACCCGGTTCCGCAAGCTCGACCCGAACGTGAAAAGCCACCGGGAAACGCTTATCAATACATTCGTGAACGCTGTTTATCTCTATGATGAAAAAGTTTTGATTGCATTCAACTACAAAGACGGCACAAAAACCATCACTTTCGATGAAATTGCCGCCAAAGATGCCCCAGAGGGCAATGGTTCGGATTTAGGTTGCTTCGCTCCACCAAGAAATAGCACCTAGAAACGTAAGTTTCTGGGTGCTTTTCTTTTGCTTGAACCCACTTTGCAACCCACTTTTTGGGCTAAGGCGATTTACACCCCTCTCACCATCCCATTATACAGCAGCTCCAGAAACTGCACGGCACTGGGGCAGCCGGTCAGCGGGTAGCCTGCCAGACGCTGCACCTGCGTGGAGTTGGTGACCCATGCGGTCTGTGCGGCACGACGAATCATGCTCTGAATGGCAGTCCAGTCGCAGCAATGGCGGTCTGCAAGGGGCTCGTAGATCTCCTTCTGGACAGCTTCCAGTCGGTCCTCCTGCTCGTAGATCAGCCGGAGCGCCTCACTCAGAGTGCGGTAAGCCCGCATATTGCGGGTGATGCCCAGCGGGCGCAGCACCCCGTCCACCTGTGCGGCAAAATCGGTCATATCATAAGTGGTCATTTTTTACACTTCCTTCCGGTACAACTCTAGCTGGAAAATGCCGGAAATGTGCTGAAAGTGTTAAAATGCGTCGCAACATGTCGGAATGCGCTGCAAACAAAAAACAGCCCCGCAAGGCCGTCATGGTCCTGCGGGGCTGTTGTCATGCTATGCGGCCTTGCGGCCTGCCGCCGGGGCAGCTAAGTAGTGCGGCTGGCTTACTTGCCGATCTGGCTCTTCAGCCGGTCATAGGTCTTGTCGGCCTCCAGCGCGGCGGTGGTGAAGCTGTTGTTCTTCCACCAGGCAATCAGCGCGGCCACGGTGGTGATGCCAGCGGTGACCAGCTGCTCCACGGTGGCGCTCTCGATGGGCAGCACGGGCTTGCCGCAGGCCGGCAGGACACGGCTGGTCAAGGCCAGCAGCAGGCAGGCGGTGCGTGCGATGGTACCGGCGGAGATGGTGGGTGCGTTGTAGGTCTTTGCGTTCATAGTTAGTTCCTTTCTCTTTCGTGTTCGTCTGCTTCTAAATCAGCGAGGCGGTGGTTGACCACCTTCATCTGCTCTTCCAAAATGGGGACGCGGCGGGCAAAATTGTTGTGCTCGCGCACCTCGCGGGTCAGCTCCTCCAGCTTCGTGTCGGTGACGGCCTGGCTGCGGCTGCTGGCGATCAGCACCCCGATCAGGGTCACGGCACCGGCAAGGATAGCTGAGATGATGCTCTCCATTGGTATCACCCCCTTACTGCGTCCATCTGCTTTTGTTGGGCCGGGTGTCCACATGTACCCAGCCTTTGGTGCGGCCTGCCTTGACCGGGTAGCGGCCCACGCCGCCCCAGTCCGGCATCAGGCTCTCGGCGTATGCGGCCACGGCCTCCACGGTGGTGTCCGCCACCTGGATGTCCGCTGCCTTGCCCAGCAGGTGCTGGCTGGATTTGGAGCCGCCGACGGCGGTGTTGTGGGTTCCGGTGCGGTAGCCGCTGGTGATCGTGATGGGCTTGTTAAAATGCTCACGGATGGCCTGCAGCAGCACCACGAGGGTCTGGTCGATCATGATAGCGTCGCTGCCGTCCCGGCACCGGAACTCCCGCACCTTAAAGGCCGGGGACAGCTGCTTGGCACCGTCCTTGGCGAGGCTGTACTGTTTGATTGCCATTTTGTCACGTCCTTTCTGTTTCGTCAGGTTCTTCTGTTTCTTCGTCCTGCTCGGATACTGCGGAGATGCCGTTTGCGGCCAGTAGCGTGTCAATATCGTCAAGGTATTTGGCGATTTTTCCAAGTGTCACGTTAAGGTTTTCACCGCTCACGATTTTTGACCGCGCGGACGGCTTCGTAAAGGTTACTTTACATACGTTCGCATAGCCGGAAAACGACTGTGCCGCTACTTCCGCCGGGAAGGTTGCATTTCCGGCGTAGTCGTACTTGTACAGATGACCAAACCTTGCAATGTTCGAGTTCACCCTCCATGTCGTGATGCCGATAAACAGGAGGTTTAACAGGGCAAGATTTCCTTTGATTGCGCCCGAAGTCGGAGGCTGTCCGGCCTGGAACGTCAGCCGGATGGAGTTGGTCTGATTTACCTGCGTCTGTGCTCCCCCGAATTGTTTTTGTAAAGGAATCTCATTCCAGCCGGTCCATCCGTCGAGGTTGTTGGTCGATATCACGGCAAAGTCATCTGGTGCCCCGATCCGGCTTTGTTCGATTGTGACGGTACACTTGTTGGAGCCGTTCGTCGACACATTGAGCAGGATGCTCTTTAGCATTGTATACACATTGCAGTCATTTGCGGTGACCGTCACACGGAGCCTGTCGTTTACCGTTGCATAGCGGTCCCATACTTTTCCGATGGTCAGATTCGTGCCCAGTGATTCGGAGAGCAGCTGTATCTTGTTTGGGTCGTTGCACCCGTAGTCCTCCCAAGTGTCACCGCCGTCAGTGCTGTACTCGACTTTCACGCCTGCGGGATCGCACAGTTCAAACTTGTTGCTGCCGATGGCTCCGATCAGAGCTGCCGAGACCGGGGACACTGCGCCTACAACGGCCTTGCCCCCCCAACCAACGTCTGTAGTGTACACATTGCCAGGCGACGAGCCGGGGACCCCCTGCGGCCCCCCCCGGCCCCCTGCCCCCCGGTCCGCCCCCTCCCCCCC